TAAGCAAGGACTTTTGCCAGAACGCAGCAGGCACGACCAGCTATTGCAGATGGAATGCGGACACCGATGTTTTTGTGCTGGATTCGCGCATTCTTGAGCTGTCCGTTCTGTGGAAGTGGAAGCAATTAAAGGGCTTGGATTACCAGAAAGACGAGCAGAAATACCGCATTGCCATCGAGCAAGCAAAAGGCAGGGACGGAACAAAGCCTGCGCTGTACTTGTCTAGGCGGCGCGAGACTTTCCTGCTGACGACAAACAACCTGCCCGATGGGGATTTTCCGGGATGAGAACCAAGACAACATCGCTACCGGCACCGATTGGCGGTTTGAACGACCGCGATTCAATTGCCGACATGCCGATGACAGATGCTGTGGTGCTGGAGAACTGGTGGCCGTATCCGTCGTATCTCGGAGTTCGCAAGGGCTCAAGTAATCACGTTACAGGGTTCACTTCGCCGGTAGAAACTCTAGTTGAATATCTGCCCACATCGGGCGCTTCTACGCTTTTTGCAGCGGCTGGCACTTCAATCTACAACGTCACGGCAGCGGGGACTGTTGGTGCTGCGGTGCAAACAGGACTGACTAATGCTCGGTGGCAAGACGCGCAGATTACCACGCCAGGTGGATCGTTTATCTACCTTGTAAACGGCGCTGACAAGCCTAGACTGTGGAACGGCGCTACGTGGGTAGCCGTCGATGATTTATCGACGCCGCACATAAATCATGTAACTACCACGCTGCTGGTTCATGTCTGCTTGTTCAAAAATCGCCTGTTTTTTGTAGAGCGCAATTCGATGTCTGTGTGGTATCTGCCGGTTAACAGCGTCGGAGGGAATGCGGCAGAGCTTGATCTAGGCTCTATCTTCCGGCTTGGTGGGTCGATCATGGCTTGCTACACATGGACTATCGATGCAGGCAACGGGGCAGATGACCATTTTGTGATTGTGTCCACAAATGGCGAGGTGGCGGTTTATCGCGGCACTGATCCATCGACTGCGGCTGATTGGCAGATTGTGGGCGTTTTTGTGCTTGGACGACCACTAGGGAGGCGTTGCGCGGTCAAATATGGAGGAGATTTGGCGATTAACTGCATGGAAGGCGTGTTCCCTCTTGGGAAAAGTCTTTTATCTGCGTCTGTAGATCGGCGTGTAGCTTTGACAGACAAGATACAGAATAGTGTAAGCCTTTTTGCTAATGGTTATGAAGCTTCATTCGGCTGGCAGGTTGCCCTGTTTCCTGCGGCAAACATGCTTATTTTGAATGTTCCGCTTGGATCGGGCGTCAACTTTCAATACGCACAAAACACCATTACTGGAGCGTGGTCGAAGTTTACCGGCTGGGATGCAAACGTATGGTTGAACGCATCTAACGGCCTTTACTTTGGCGATGACACCACGGTAAAGAGGGCATGGAATGGAAACCTTGACGGAACAACTCCGATTGTTGCGGATGTGTGCGGCGCGTTTTCGTTTTATTCCAATCGTTCAAATAACAAATACTGGACGATGGTTCGCCCATACATCCAGACGACCGGCACGCCTTCAATACTCTACGCGCTCAATACTGATTTTTCGCTGTCTGATCCTAATGGCGTGTTGATTACAACTCCATTTACGGGCATGACTTGGGGCGCAATGACTTGGGGGACGATGGTGTGGGGTGGCGGTCTGACTCCGACTGCCCGATGGAACACGGTCGGGGCGGTGGCAAATAGCGCCGCTGTCAGGCTCAAGGTTCAAAATAATGGCGCAGAAGTCAGGTATACAAATGCAGACGTTCTTTACCAAGTCGGAGGCCCCCTGTAGTGCTGTGCTTGGACGCTGAACGGGTAGGCCCGTGGGTGTGTCAGAGGGCGGGCGGTACGTGGATGAAGGGGCGAGGAACCGCTATCGGCAAGCTGCAAGATGGCGAGCTAGTGGCGGGGGTGCTATACGAGGATTGGAACGGGTCGCAGGTTGTTTGCCACATCGCCGGTGAGGGCAATTGGGCGACTCGTCGGTTCTTGGGGGTGATCTTTCATTACCCCTTCATCCAACTGAAAGCGCGGCGAATAACGGTGCCGGTGTGCAGTACAAATGTGAGATGTATTGCACTGGTTACGCGAATGGGATTTACAATGGAAGCGTGTCTAGCTGGGGCAACCCCCTCTGGCGATCTTCTCCTGTTCGCAATGTTCAAGGATGAGTGTCGATTCTTAGGGGGTAGGTATGCGTAATCACTTGTTAGACATCCACGAGTACAGCCTGGAGGCGTTTCGCCCCGAAGCTGGCCGGATGCGTCTTTACGGGAAAAGCTCCCCTCCTCCAGCCCCGGACTACGCCAGCGCAGCAAAGGAAACCGCTGCGGGAAATCTTGAGGCCGCACGGTTCGCCACCAAAGCGAACCGCATGACGCAAGTAAACCCATATGGCCGGATTGATTACACCGTAGACGAGGCAGATCCCGACCGCTGGACTCAGACGCAAACGCTGTCACCTGAAGCGCAGGACACGGTAAACCGTCAGATTGCCCTGTCTAACGACTACGCGCAGATCGCGCAGACCGGGCTAGACAAAGCGCGGGGAACGCTGGAAAACCCGGACCTTGATGTAAGCCAACTGCCACAGCGGGCAATCAATGTCGGGCAGACGGCACAAGACGCCATCATGTCGCGGCTTGATCCTCGTTTTGCACAGCAAGAAGAGCAGTTGCGCACTAGGCTTGCCAATCAGGGCATTGCGCTTGGCTCCGAGGCTTATGGCCGCGAGATGAACCAGTTCGGCCAAAACCGCAACGACGCCATGATGCAAGCGGCATTGCAGGGCATCAGCTTGGATCAAGCGAATCGGGGCGCGGCTTTGCAGGAACAGGCGTATCTGCAAGACAGGCCGCTGAACCTCATCAACGCACTGCGTACCGGCGCACAGGTGCAGAACCCACAGTTTCAGCAGTTTGCCCAACAGCAGACCACGGCAGGCCCGAACATGCTTGGCGCGGCACAGGCTGACTACGGTTCGCAGATGGATGCTTACAACGCGGAGCAGGCGCAGTCAGGCGGCTTGATGAGCGGACTTTTCGGGCTTGGAATGGCGGGCTTGGGTAGTCCGTGGGCGGGCGGCTTGTTTGGCATGGGGGCTAAGAAATGAGCGCCTACGACCAGCAGCAACAACTTCTAGCCGACCAACTGCGCAAGTACCAAGCGCAGGCACAGACGCAGGCCCCACAGGGCCGCATGGCGGGGCGGGTGTACGTTGCCCCTAACGCGCTGGAATATCTCGCTGCAGGGCTTCGTGGCGTGGATGGCATGCGTGGCGAACAGCAGACGCAGCAGGCCATGACGGACTTGCAGGCCAAGCGTCAGAAAGAGATGGCAGAACTGCTTGCCGGGTTCTCCAAAGACATGCAGGGCACTCCCTACAACCCCGGAACGCCGGGGCTGGAGGAGTTTGGCCGCGCATCGATTCCGGAACAGGCGGCGATGCCTAGCGATCCTATGGCGGCTTTCGGGCGGCTGTCTGCAAGCCAGTTCCCCGAGTTCCAGAAGATGGGCATGCAGGGGCAAGTCTCGACGGCGCAGGCGCAGCAACAACGGGCGCAATTGCTGGCAGATGAAGAACGCAAGCGGGCGCTGGCATTGGAAGATGCGGAGCGTCAACGCGCACTGAAAGCACAAGAACAGCAGCGCATGATTGGCATCCTCCAGCAGACGCAGGGCAACCCGCAAGCGGCTATCGCCGCAGGGGTGCCGCCAGAGGTGGTCAAGTCGTTCTATGAGTCGCCTAACTTTGGACGCGAGGAAGTCAAGTTTGAGGATGTCGGCGGGCAGAAGGTGCCCGTTACCAAGTACGGCACTGCGCCGCAGGGCATTGCTCCGCTGCCAAAGACCGCTGGCCCCGCAAACGCTGCAACCGATTTGCTCATTCCTGACCCGGCGAACCCCGGCAAATTCATCGTCAATCAGCCGCTTGTTGATGTGAAAGGGAAGATTGCCGAGAAAGGTGCTGCACGCATCAGCAACACCGTGAAGATGCCCGACAAGAAGTTTTATGAAGGGCTTGGCAGTTCTGTATCTGACTCAGTGGCTGCGGCGCATAAAGAGGCTGTATCCGCTGCGCAGAGTTTGGGCAACGCTAACCAAATGGCGCAGACGTTGGACAAGGCGTTTATCGGCCCCCTTGCAAATCAGCGTTTGACGCTGGCCCGGATCGGCAGCATGTTGGGCGTTTCCGGCAAAAACGACAACGAAAAGCTAGTGGCAACGCGCAACCTCATGCAAGGGCTTGCACGCCAAGAGCTTGCCGCAGCGGGACAAATGAAGGGTCAGGGCCAGATTACAGAATCTGAGCGGGCAATTCTGCGCAAGGCTGAAGCCGGTGAAATTCAAGATTTCTCCAAGCCAGAACTGGAGACATTCATCTCTGCGATTCGCAAGACTTCGCGGGCGCGGATTGCAGTGCATGAATCCAACTTGAAGAAGCTAGGCGCAGATCCACAGGCGCAAGGGATTGTTGATTTCTTGCGCGTTGAAGTTCCGCAGGATGTCGGCGCAACTCCAGCGCAGGGCATCACTATTCGGAGACTGCCGTAATGGCCCGCTATGAAGTCACCGGCCCCGATGGCGCAAAGTACGAAATCACAGCGCCTGACAACCTGAATGAATCTCAGGTGCTTGAGATGGTGCGCCAGCAACTAAGCGGCGCAAGCCAGCAAGCAGCAGACCGCGAACTGTATTCGCCAACTTCCGGCATGTCCGGCATTGACAAGTTTCGGGCCGGGATTGGCAAAGCATTCTCGGACACTGCGCTAGGCGTGAAACAGTTGCTAGGCATGGCGTCTGAGAAAGACGTTATAGAAGCAAGAGAGCGCGACCGCCCACTAATGCAGACGGGCGCTGGCATGGCTGGCAATGTGCTTGGCAATGTTGCGGCAACCGTTCCTATGGCGTTTGTTCCCGGCGTCAATACTATTGGCGGGGCGGCGGCCGCTGGCGCTGGCTTGGGCATGTTGCAATCTGCCGGATCGCTTGAGGAACGCGGCAAGAACGTCCTGTACGGCGCTGCAGGAGGGGCGGCTGTCCCTGCGGCGGTTACAGGCTTAAGGACTGCGAAAGCGTTTGTAGAGCCGTTTTATCAGGGCGGGCGGGAGCGGATTATCGGCAGGGCCTTGAATAGCGCATCTGGCGGGGAAGCTCCTGCAGCCATCCAGAATCTTCGGCAAGCGCAGCCGCTAGTGCCGGGGTCATTGCCAACTGTCGGAGAGGCTGCGGGCGTCCCAAGTTTGGCGGCTACACAGCGGGCCGCTATGGCGGCAAGCCCTGCGGCAACAAATCAACTGACGGCGCGGCAGATTGCACAGAATGAAGCCCGTATTGCGGCCTTGCAGGGCGCGACACCAAACGTACCTGCAGCAAGGGCGGCACGTGAAGCTGCGGCGGGGCCGCTATACGAGCAAGCACGGCAAGCCGGGTTTGATCCTGCAGTAGCGCAAGCAATTGAGCCGCAGATTCAGGCGCTATTGGCCCGCGTACCTGATGACCTTGTGGCGCAGGCTAGGACGCTTGCACAGGTTTCTGGTGAGCCAATAACGGATATGGGGTCTGTGCAAGGGGCGCACTACCTGAAACGCGCCATTGATGCACGAATCAATCAAGCAAGGCGCGGTGGAGACACAGACACCGCTCGGGCTTTCTCTGGATTGCAGACGGCGTACCTTGACGTACTTGACCAACTAAACCCAACCTATCGGCAAGCGCGGCAAACATACGCGCAAATGTCTGCGCCGGTTCGTCAGGGGCAGGTAATGGAGGCCATCGGCCAGCAGGGCACGAACTTTCGCGGGGACCTGACGCCAGCGGCGTTTTCTCGGGCAGCAACGGATCGCACGGCGCAAGCTGTCACACGCAGGCCAGATGCCACGCTGGCAAACAGCCTTGACCCGCAACAGTTGCAGGCCGTTCGCAATGTCCAAGCGGATTTGCTGCGCTCTGACTATGCCAACACTGCGGGGCGCGGCGTCGGGTCTAACACGGTGCAAAACCTCGCCTATACCAACTTGCTTGATTCTGCTGGCGTGCCGTCATGGCTGCGCGGCATGGCTCCTGCTGGCGTTGTTGGAAATGTGGGGCAGCGGTTTGGGCAGATTGCCTACAGGGATGCAAACGAGCGCATCACGGCAGAGCTTGCGGAGGCCATGCTAGACCCGCAAAGGGCTGCACAACTAATGACCTCGGGGATGGTGACGCCACAGATGCAAGCGTTGATACAGGGCTTGAGGAGTGGCGGTGCGGCGCTAGGCGCGTCGGCTCCGGGGCTTATTCAGGCGAACCAGCAATAGCCGCTTAAGGCGACTTTCCGGGAAATATTTGATGACCGCAAACCGCACACACAGCAGCAAAGCGAACAGCGCCAACCACGCAAAGGGCTTTATCGCCATTGCGATGGTGAAAGACAGTTGTTCATTAGTCACGCAATCTCCCTAAGAGGTAACACCAATGGCACGAAATGGCAGCGGGGCGTACAGCCTTCCAGTAAACAGTTGGAACCCGGCAGTAAATGGCGTGGCCGCTAGTGCTGCTGATTGGCAATCGTTGGCCAATGATATAGCAACAGCCCTAACCGCTTCCGTCGCGGCAGATGGGCAAACGCCCATTACCGGGAATCTGATAATGGGCAACAACAAGCTAACCGGGCTTGCCAGCGGGACGGTTGCGGGCGATAGCGTGGCTTTCGGACAGGTGCTAAGTGCGCTCTCTTTTCTGCAGGCTGGTACGGGCGGCGTCACCCTCAACGCACAAGATGTGGTGCGCGGGCTGTGCGTGACCCCCGAGCAATTTGGCGCGGTGGGCGACGGAACTGCGGACGACCAGTTGGCGCTGCAACGAGCGGTGAACACGGGCAAAAATGTTTACCTCACAGCAGGGAAAACTTATCGGTACACCGTAGCTCCGTCCATCACTACAAACTTTCAGCGGTTCGGCGGTCCCGGCGTCCTGAAGCCGGACGGAAACATCAATGGAGTGCTTGTCACGGGTGGCGCGTCGGGCGTCGAGCTTGACGTGACATTCAATTCAGCCACGCACACCGGCACAGCGGTTCGCATCGACAACGCCACCCGGGTGCGAATTCGCAAATTGCTCGGCGTCGATGTGGGGTCTGTTCTGCATGTGCAGCAGTGCAACATCTGCACGGTGGATTGGCTGTGGGCAACGGCTCGCACCAAGGGCATCACATGGTATGGCACCACGGTGCTGCGTTCTGATGTGCTGCGCATCAATTTTGCCCTGCTCTCGCACGGAGCGGCCGAGTATGGGCTAGATTGGGACGGCAATTGTCATTCGCTGGAGATTGGCTATCTTGGCCTTGTGTGTGGCTCTGGCGTGTCTTCTGGGAACGCTTACGGGGCGGTGGTGCGCAACACCTCCGGCGGCACGGCTCCTGCAGTTGGGAAGTTCAATCACATCGAGATTGATTACAGCGGCACGCACGGGCTTGATATTCAAGCTGGCAGTGACTACGACATTTCGATGCCGTACATCCTTGGATCGACCGGCTCTGGAATCAAAGTTGGGGCAACGATCACCGATTTTCAGGTTCGGGTCGTCGGCGGTAAGTCTCGCGGCAATACGACTTACGGCATTGAGGCGCTTGGCGGGGTTGTGCTGTTTGGCGGGGCGACGGACTTGGGCGCGAACACGACGGCCGAAACGATTGGCACCGTGTGGACTCGTTCCCCAAGGTTTGCGGTGGATACAACGCACCACATAAGCAATCTATCAGGCAATCCGCTGCATAGTTGGGATACCAACGACTACACGGCCTACGACCGCACGAACAACGTCCTGGCCGACTTCATCGGGGCCGTGGCGGTACTGTCGCGCTCGTCTGCGCGGATCACTGCTGGCGTACCGGTTCGGATGCCCACCTACACCGTGGCGGGCTTGCCTGCTGTAAGCGTGGCCGGTGATACGGCCTTTGCCACCAACGGGCGCAAGGCCGGTGAGGGTGCTGGATCGGGTACGGGCGTTTTGGTGTTTTCAGATGGCACGGCCTGGAGGGCCTGCGATACCGGCGCGACGGTGGCGGCATGAGCTTAGAACAATTCGTAATCGCAATGATCGGCGCTGCTTGTGCGGTGTTGGGCTGGTTCGCTCGCGAGCTGTACTCAGCAGTGAATCGATTGCGCGACGACCTGCAAAAGCTCGAAGTGAAGCTCTCTACAGATTATGTAAGGTACGACAGGCTACAGGACGCATTCAAACCGATCATGCAAAGCCTGGAAGAGATCAAGCAGGCGCTTTCGCATAAGGTAGACAAATGAAGATCATTCCCAACTGGCGCTCACGGCTGCGGGACTATTCCACCATCGCACTAGGCGCAGGCGCGGCCATCGTGGCGGCATGGATAGCACTGCCCGAAGACCTGAAAGCGCATCTGCCGGTGGACATCGTGGCGCAGATCGTGGGTGGGCTGAATGCTTTGGGTTTGGCGGGGAAGTTTGTTGTCCAGAAGCCGAAGGATGAAGCATGACACCTGCCGAGTTCTCGCAAGCCACAGGCGCAACCCTGCCCCGCGTCACCGAACACATGCACCACATAGAACACGCAATGGCGGTGTACGACATCAACACTCCCGCAAGGCAGGCGGCTTTCCTGTCGCAGATCGGCCATGAATCGGGCGGGCTGAAGTGGATACGCGAACTGTGGGGGCCGACGCCTACGCAGACGCGATACGAGGGCCGCGCAGACCTTGGCAACACGCAGCCGGGGGACGGCAGGCGATACGCAGGACGGGGCTGGATTCAGCTTACAGGGCGCGACAACTACCGCAGGGCATATCAGCGACTGAAGGAAAAGTTCCCCGACTGCCCCGACTTTGAGGAAGACCCCGAGCGGGTGGCGACTGCACGGTGGGCGGCACTGACGGCGGCAGAGTTCTGGTTCAACGCAGGATGCAACAAGCTGGCAGACGAGGGCAGGTTTGAGCGACTGACTCGCGTCATCAATGGCGGGCTGAACGGGTACGCAGACCGGCTGGCCAGGTGGGAAGATGCGAAACAGGCGCTTGCGTAAATGAACCCCCTTCAATTACGTAACTGAAGGCCCTTCAATGACGTTTTCTTTGTACGCCCGCATAGCCGCCGCTGCCCTGGTGGCGGTGTTCCTCGCGGGGACGCACTGGAAAGCCTACAGAACGGGCCAGGACGCGATTACGGCAGAGTGGCAGGCAGACATAGCCGCAAGGACAGCGCAGGCGCTGGAAGCCTCAGAAGCGGCGAGGAAGGTGGAGCAAGAGCTACAGGGCAAAGCAGACGCCATTAGGAGGACGAAGAATGCTGAAATACAGTCTCTTAACGTGCGTGTTGGTGAGTACGCTAGTCGGTTGCAAAACCGCCCCGACCGTCCAAGCGGCGACAACATGCCCGCGCCTGCCGGAACTGGAGCAAGTGCCAGCGGCTGCACTGGAGCGGAACTATTCAAGCGAGATGGCGAATTTCTTACAGGGCTTGCTGCCGACGCCGACCGGCTCCGGATTGGGCTTGCGGCCTGTCAAGCCGCTTACAAGTCCTTGACACCAAGGGTAAACCCCTAGATAATTTCGCTTGTCAAGTGGTACCAGCACGCGACAATCAGAAGCCTCTAGCCTCTGCTCTCTCCCTTCATTGGGAACGTGCTGGTACCACGGAGAGCAGGAACTAGAGGTTTTTTGCTTTCCGCTGTCAGGGCGCAAATTGACGCAGCTAAAGGGCCAATGTCGGGGCCGCACCCATATACCGATGCGCTTACTGGCAAGCCAGCGCGAGAACTTGCAGGCGGTATCTCAGGAACAGAGCAGACGTGGTGATGTGACGACTAGCCCAACGATATAGGGCGCTCTGGAAATAGAAGCCTGACCTTATGGGTGCGGTAGTCCAACAGGATGGCCGAAGTCGGGGATATCACCCGCTTGGCTTGCCCTATGCTTCTACGTAAAAGCCATCAAGCCCTAACAATTGATTGCTCATGCTTCCCCCTTGAGTGCTGCGTGGCATTTCGCATATTCGTCGGGCGTTAGCGCGGGTGCCCACTTGAGCGCAGTCTGGAGCGCATCTTCCAGCGCTTTCACCCGCTCCCGCAGCTTCTCCGCCCCCTCCGTCAGCCCCGCCACCTGAGCAGCCCGCACGGAATCGGCAAGCGCCAGTTGCTCCCGCAGGGCCAGCACCTCGTCCGCATTCTTGGCCGCTTGCTCTACTGCGTGTTCATATTTGACTTGCAGTGCATCAATCTGCGACAAAAGATCGTGTTGCACTTGGCCGAACTTGGCTTGTGTTTCGCGCAGTGCATCGCGCTCCCTTTGCATCGCCAGCAAGTCGGATTTGTAATCGTCGCGCTGGATCAGAAGGCGGTCGATTTCTGCAAGCATGGCGGCATCCCTGTCGGCGCGGCTGGCGTACTGCGACATGGCAAAGCGGTCTGTTATGTCACTCATGGCTGGCCCCCTTGAGTGCGGCCACCGCTATCTGCTGACAAGCCAACCTTTCGCGGTTCCATGTCCCATCAGGCCGCATAGGGGCAGCGATCAGTTCCAGCGCTTCCCGCAGCCGCACATTCTCGGCAGCACTGACAGCAGCGGCGTGGGCGTGCATGTCCCCGACAAGGTAGACCTCAGTCTCGCCGTGAATGTCGCGCGCCCAAATGGGCGTCGGCAGCGGTACGTCACTCATGGTTGGCTCCACGATGCGCATTCAATTTCGGCGGCGGACGGTTGTAGTGCGGCCTCCAGCCACGGGCGGGCTTGCTCTGCAAACTCTTCCCAGTCAGACCTGGCATGCACTACCACCCCGTTCATTGGGCCTTGCTTCGTTGCCAGCATTCCGTAATGCCCACAATGCCCATCGAACACTTCCTGCAGTCGTTCCATTGCCGCATCAACATCGTTGGGTAGTTGCGCAAAGGTGTGGTTGTCGCGCATGTACCAGATTCGCTGTTCACTCATGGTGCTTGACCTTCCTCGCCGTTTTCTTGGCATCAACTGCGGCATTCCACGCGGCGATTTCTCGATCCTGCTCGGTGTCCAGCCTTGGCGGCGTGGGCCTGAATGCGCGGCTGCTGCCTTTGCGCGGTATAGGCATTGCCGATCCAAGCGCTGCAATGGATGCGGCGGCAAGCAGGCTTGAAAGTGTGATCTTTGAGTTTCTCATGGCTTCTCCGGTGAGACTGCGATGCCGTGCTTACGCTCTGCGAACCGTGCGCCAGCGGTGAACGCATGAAAAAACTTGTCAGGCACTCCCGCGTCCATCAGTCCCCCAAGAATCTGGATTGCTGTCAGCGGCACAGGCACAGGGGCGGGGGCTTGATTGCCGTTCTTCGGGCACATGTTGCACCAGCCAACTTTGTGATCCCCGCACTCGATGTCTTTGATCGGGCAAACGTAGACGGCGTCACTCATGGTGCTTGACCTCCAGAATGCTGATAGCTTTTGCACATTCGTTAGCGACATAGCATGCGCGGTAGTCAACCCATCGCTCCGCGTTTTGCTTACACAGGTTCGCCGCACCCTCCAGCACAGCCCTTGCCACTTCAAGGTCGCGGGCGCGGAGGGTGTCGGAGTTGTAGTAGTGGACATACTCGATGTTTTCGTCGATGTCGTTGGCAATTTTCAGAATCTTGTCTGTTGGGGGCAGCGGCGGCAGGGGGATGGTGGTCATGGCATAGCCTTTCCGATTTCAGCGGCAGCACGGACGATGGCGCGTCGGGTGGCATCCCACTCATGCGGCCCATCTAGCGACTCTGGGCAGAATTCGCCTTTGCGGTCGGCAATCACAAATGCGCCGTTAATGTTTTCTCGGTAGTACACATTGATGTTCAATGTAGCCATCAACCGCAGCGCATCGCCATCGTCGGTGAGGGGGTTCCAATGCACGCTTAAACGCGCCATTCCCGCAGCTTTGGCCGCCAGTTCAAGCAGCTCGTGGTCACTCATGGCACCTCCGGGGAGGCTGCGATGCCGTGGGCGCGTTCGATGGCGCGGGCAAAATCACACACCAAGCCTCGGGTCAGCTGAGGTTTTTCGCAGGATCGCGTCCACAATAGCCAGATGTCGTCAGCCGTCAGCGGCACAGGCACAGGGGCGGCAGCTTGTTTCGGGCAGTTAGCGCAGTAGCCACCGGCTCCGCAAGTTCCGCCGTCGCACTTGGCGGCAGGGGCGGCAGATTGCCCAAAAAATTCAGCAACTTCGTCCGCGTGATACGTGTCCATATCGGATGAATGGATGTCCGTAAACACGCCTTCAACCGTGTCGTGATGCCCAAGCATGTAGCCTGCGTTAAATGTGCGGATCAGTTTGGGCACAGGGGCTGGCTGTGCTGGTTTACACGCATCGTTGAAACCTTCTGCATAGCCCATTGCGTAGTCTGCGGAGGTTGCTGGGGGCTGTGCCAGATGGGCGCGGATGGCGTCAATAAGCTCAGGACACCAGACGGTGATGGCTTCTACCGTCCCGTCATTGGAGTCGGTGCATCCGCCTTGCAAGGCTTCCAGCGCATCTAGCGCCTGCTGCAATAGTTCTCTGCTCATCCAATCCCCCTTGATTTAATATGCTGATGATCGTTAGCCCCTGGTCGCGCAACATGCGCCACTAAATCAGGATGCAGCGGCTCCCACTTCGCCGGGACGAATGTGCGCGGTGGCGCTTCGTTTGGCAATCGTTCGCGGCGGGCATAGCGATATTCCAGACCGAGCGCATCGCGGGCGCGTTTGCTTAGTGCGTGGTTCATGGTCAAAAGGGGATATCGTCAGAATCGGCAGACATGCGCGGCGCAGGCTTTGCGGCTTTGGCTTTCTCCAGCACGGCGGCGCTAAACTTCTCGCCAAAGTACGTATGGTTCCAGTACTTGCCAGTGTTCGCGTTCTTTGTCGCTGGCCCGCTGACAAACGGCCCTTTAGGCCCGTCAACGATGCGGCAACCCTTCACGACTAGAAACGGGTCTGCGCCTTCCTTGCCCGACAGAGCCACGTTGAATGATGGGTACTTGCCGTCAATGTGTTCGATGGTGATGTGCATAATTTATGCGCGGCTGTAACCGGCTTCCTTTTTCAGTGCTTCAGAATGCGCCTTGAGCGCGGAACGGGTCTTGCTGTCCAACAGCTTCCACAGGGCTGTGCGCTCCTCGGGGTCTGTCAGGCCGGATGCTTCCTCATACGCGCCCACAAGGTCATCCCCGGCCATGTGCTGTTTGATGCTGTCGGCAACGTCTGCAATGATGGACATGCGTGCAGGGTTTACCAGCGGCTCGCCCGTGGGTCGGTGGACGATCTTGTCTTTGCCCGTGGTCGCGTCCAGCGCATCATGTTCGACAATCTCCAGCGCAGCCACCCACAGGTATCGACGTTGGTACGTTTCGACAGCGCCGATGTTCTGCACTTCGTGGCAACCCTTGAGCGCGGCAGACCCCATAGGGCTGGTGATGGTCAGGCTGTCGTTTGTTTCGGTGTCCACGATCTGCATGGACGCCATCTCCTTGGTGAACGACACCACGGCGCACAGGTTGAACTCTTTGAAGACCTTCATGGCGGGAATCAGGAAGTCGCCAAGCTCAAAATACTTGTAGCCTGCAAACTTGTTTTCGCCGGTCTTCTCCAACTTGAGCGAGTGGAACTTCTCGCGTGCGTCGTTCAGTTTGGTGTAGATGCTCATGGCTATCCTCAAAATGGAAGCCCACGGAATGCAATTCCGTAAGCGATGCGGGCCGCGTACATGCGCGGGTGAACTGCGCGATACAAGCGGTACAGCGCGAAAAACTCAGAGATACGGTTCATTCTTCCTCCATAAAAAGCCTAGCCCTGCCCTGCGGCGACAGCTTCGGCGTTGCAAGCTCCAGCGCACGGCAAAGAATCGCAGCGGTAGCGGCGGCTTCGTCCTCCCGCTTTGCATACGCCCTTGCCCATGATTCCGCATGTTGCAGCGTCAGTCGAGCTATTGCGGTTTCCTGTTCGTCTGTCATGTCGCAATTTTCTTGCGTTTTGCCGGGTTTTCAATTCGGGTTTTCCATAGGGCGGCGCATGTCCGCTGATACGCCAAATCCCATATGCGCGTGCGCTCTTCGCTTGTCAGGTAGTGCCCGCTGTCTATCTCGGCGTGACAGCGCTGGCACAGTGCGGCGGTGTACTCGTCGCTTGCCTTGATCGACCGCCCCTTGCCGTGGATGGCCTGGTTGGAGTGCGCGGCCTGCGATGGGCCACCCTTGCCGCATAGTTGGCAGTCGAGAGACGCGACGGCCATCAGGTGAGCGCGGGAGCGGATGTAGGGAAACTTGGCGCGGGTCATGTCGTCACCTCGTCCACTTCAATGCCGTCCTCAATAGCTGCAGCATTAAGCCAATCCAGCCATTCAGAAAACTCGCTTTTCACAAACTTGCTGGTTCGCTTGCCAAGGATGACCATGCGGCCCCGATAGTTGGCGACCCGTGCGAGTTCTTCCTTGTGCGCCCCGGTCAATACGTCTTTCCATTCCTCCGCGCTGACGTACTCCCAAACGCCGTTAACCAGAAGCGGCTTTTGTTTGGCGTAGGCGTTCAGGATGGGCCATTGCGCGGCGTTTTGCTCCAGGTTGCGCGTCGGCTCTGCCACGGTCACGACCATGCCATCTGCGGCGTTCCTGATGGCCTCTACAGCCCTTTGCCGTGCGGTTTCGTGCGCGAGGATGTATACGGCCTTGCTCACAATGCAAACCTTTCGTCGCGCAAGCTGTCGTAATAGGCGCACTGGTCGGCTTCTGCCTTTGCCGTCAAATGCTCCTCGATTTCCTGCTCCAAACTCTCAAGCTGCGACTCGCTCAAGCTGTCGGTGATCGTCACCCCGCCATACGTCACGGCGTTAATCTCGACATGCGCAGGCTCGCTCGGGTAGCAGAGTTCGGGCGGGCCGTAGGTGCGTCCGGGGCTACCTTTGTAGTAGTTGTACTCCACGACAATTTCTGCATCGCCGCCGCGCAGCTCGATAGTGGTGGTGTATTTCATGCCAGCACCGCCACGACGATAACGGCCACCACGCCGACCAGATACAACGCCACCTCATGCGCGGGCGTTTTGCTAGCGTCACGCATCGGGTGCAGCGTGTCGTCAGTGTACGGGCCGAACGCTTCAGTCATCGTGCGCGGGTGACGGCGGGCGTTCATGTATTGCTTGTCCCATTCAGTCATACGATTTCCTTTCCATATGCCGTTCCGGCCTTAATGTGTGGGCGCGTGTACGTGCGCAGTTCCTCAAAGTCCAGCGCCTGCCGGACAGAATCAGCGGCTTCCTGTGCGTCGGTGTCGCTGCCGTTCATCTTGCGAAGCGCCGCCAGGACGATGGCGATCAGGGCGATGTAGCCGATCACGGCGAGGATTGCGGTGGTCATGTCGCCTCCTTTGTCAAAAACGGATAAACGCTAGGCGCATCCCATGCCGCCCGCTCCTGCGCCACATCACCGGCATTGCGCTCGATGTAGTCGCTCACCAGCACATCACGCAGCGCGTCAACAGTGCCCTTGCCTTGCAGCAGCGCGACAACAGCGGCAAGGGGGGCTTTGCTGTCGATCTGGTAGCGCACGGCTTCACCGACGGATTGCAGTTGCACCTCCCAGCCGCCCGAAGCAGAGCGGCGCACTTCGGGGACTGCGTGTTCACCGGGCTTGCCAGCAAACCAAGCGGCATAGGCAGCGCGGATGTTTTCGACCACTGCAATCTCTTGCAGGCGGATGGCTTCGGTTTCGTCTTCGTACATGTCTGCTCCTTGGTGTGGGTGGTTAGGCTGCGAGGGTGGCGCGGGCCAGAGCGGCGGCGTACAGCGGCTGTCCGGCGAGGATGCGGGCGCGACCCTTCTCGAAATAGTCGGTCTGCGTGTCGGTGTTGTTCTCGTAGCCGTCAGCCAGAATCGCACCCAGCTTGCGGCCGTCGTCGTAGCTCTTGGCGTACAGCGTGACGCAGTCCTGGCCGGTGGTGACCATGCGGAAGGCGCTGTAGTGGACGCGGGCCTTGGTGGTGCCGTTGGTGACGTAGTGTTTGTGGAACTTGATGGCTTGCATGCTGTTCTCCGGTGGGTTGTTTGCTGCGATGGGTGAATTCTGCGCCTGTCAACCGAGGTTTGCAAGCGCTATTTGTAATGCCCCTGCGAATCTGTCAACTATTGTTTCTCTACCGCAACATGCGTTAACATCGGCGCATGAACAAAGCCACAGCAATAAAGCGAGCCGGGTCTATCACCGCCCTGGCAAGCTTGCTGAATCTTACGCGGCAAGCGGTGAGCAAATGGCCTGCGGAGGTGCCGCCTCTCAGGGTCTACCAACTGCGCGAGCTTCGGCCCGAGTGGTTTGCAAAGGGAAAGAAATGAAGGATTACGACGCATTTGTCGCAAGCAAGCGGCGATCTGAAGTTGCCACCGGCCACAAACCCGGCGCACTTAATGAGCATCTGTTTGATTTTCAGCACGCCATTGTGTCATGGGCTATCCGTCGCGGTCGCGCTGCAGTCTTTGCTGATACGGGGCTTGGCAAGACGTTGATGCAATTGGCATGGGCTGATGACGTTGCGCGGCACACAAGCGGCATTGTGCTGATTCTTGCGCCTCTGGCTGTGTCTGAGCAGACCATAGAGCAGGGCAAGTCGTTTGGCATTGAAGTGTTCCGAGTGCCGCATGGTGAACCGCCTGCAGGGCCGGGTGTGTGGATCACAAACTATGAGCGCATGGACGCCATTGACTTTACCGAACTGCATGGGCTGGTGCTGGACGAATCATCTATCCTGAAAGCGCACGACGGCAAGACCCGCACCAAGCTGATAGAAGCCGCGCAGGGTGTCCCGTATCGGCTGTCCTGCACTGCTACGCCGTCGCCTAACGATTTTGAGGAACTGGGCAACCAATGCGAGTTTCTCGGAGTGATGACACGCTCGGAGATGCTGGCTACGTATTTCGTAAACGATACCGGCGATACCGGCACATGGCGTCTGAAGGGCTGGGGCGCATCTAAGTTTTGGGCGTGGATGGGGCAATGGTCTGTCGTGCTTCGCAACCCTTCCGATATTGGATTTGATGGCTCAAGGTATCTGCTTCCGTCGCCTGAGTACGTTGAGCATGTTGTTGAAACCGACCCACTCGGGGACGATCTGTTTTCCCGGCCTGCTATGGGGCTTGCAGAGCGCCGCGTAGCTCAACGAAACAGCGTAGAAACCCGCTGCCGTGCTTTGGCTGATGTGGTTAACGCCGATACATCAGAGCCTTGGCTTATATGGTGCCATTTGAACGACGAAGCAGAACTGCTGAAAAGCCTGATCCCTGGCAGCATCAACGTGCAAGGCTCTGACAGTGCAGAGGTCAAGACTCGCGGGATGCTGGACTTTACGCATGGCAACCTTCGAGTGCTGATTTCCAAGCCGAAAATTTGCGGCTTTGGCATGAATTGGCAGCACTGCGCACGCATGGCCTTTGTCGGGCTTGATAGCTCGTTTGAGAAGTTTTATCAGGCGGTGCGGCGGTGCTATCGCTTCGGACAAAAACGCAGCGTACAGGTGCATCTGTTTACCGCAGAGAACGAAGGGCAGATTCTTGCAGACTTGCGCCGCAAGGAAGTGCAACACCACGAAATGAGTGCGCAAATGGTCGAACACATGAAAGACATTATGAATCAGGAACTGACAGGGCAATCCAACATCGTGGAAGAGTACCGCGAAGGCACACATACCGGCGATGGCTTTACGGTGCATCTCGGTGACTGCGTGAAATGGGCGCGGCGCATGGAAGAGAACAGCATCGACTACAGCGTGTTTTCCCCGCCGTTCGCTGATCTGTTTGTTTACTCCAACAGCGACCACGACATGGGCAACTGCAAGGATGACGCAGAGTTTGCTGGACAGCTTCGCTTTTTGGTGGACGAGTTGTTTCGCGTATTGAAGCCGGGGCGAAATGTTTCCTTTCACTGCATGAATCTGCCGACGACAAAGATGCGGCAGGGTTTTATCGGCCTGCGGGACTTTCGCGGCGATTTGATTCGCACGTTTCAGGATGCCGGGTTTATTTACCATTCCGAGGTATGCATCTGGAAAGACCCGGTAACGGCTATGCAGCGCACCAAGGCGCTCGGACTGCTTCACAAGACCATCCGCGAGAACTCTACGATGTCGCGCATGGGGTTGCCTGACTACGTGGTGACGATGCGCAAGCCTGGGGACGCTGCGGAGCGGGTAACGCATGGCGCCGATCTGCCGGTAGCTATGTGGCAGAAGTACGCAAGCCCGATTTGGGACGACATCAACCAGTCGCGCACGTTGAACAAACTGCCCGCTCGGGATGAGAACGACGAAAAGCATATGTGTCCGCTGCAGCTGGATGTTATCGAGCGTTGCATTCACTTGTGGACAAACCCCGGAGAGTTGGTCTTTTCCCCGTTTACCGGGATTGGCTCTGAGGGTTATTGCGCCGTGAAGATGGGCCGCAGGTTTGTTGGAACCGAACTGAAGCCGCAATATTGGGAGCTTGCCTGCCAGAACATTTACGATGCCACCCGCGAGCAAGTGGGGCTTTTCTCGGAGGCCGCGTGAGTGTTTTTGACTGGAACACCGGCCAGCCTTCCATCTTCGGCAACCGGCAGCAAGTTGCCAACATCAGCAAGAAGCAAAGCCAAGGTACGCGATTCCGCCCCGATCCTGTGCCTACCTTGCGCAAAAAGCCAAACCGCGACAACAGCAAGCGCACTGTGCCGCTGGTAAAGCGCATTGATTTTTTCGAAGTGCGAGCGTACCGCATGACCGGCAAGAGTTGGGCGGAGTGCGCGGAGAAGTTCAAATGTAGCGTGAAGCACATTCATGAGCGGTCTATTTCGCTCTACCCCGAACTGCGCTCAAAGCACTACGGAAAGCCTGCCGGGAACAAGCCAAAGCCACTGCCGCTGCTCGACATCATTGGCGACATCATGGCGGGAGAATCTTTGCGCAGCGTGTCGCGCAAGTACGGCATAAGCCATGTGTCGTTGCGCTACCGGCTGATGCAATTGCCGGAAGGCGTGGAAGCGGTACGGGCGGCGGCGCGTCGGTTTGCCGAGAGCAATGCCAAGCTGAAAGCGGAAGCGAAGAAGCGCCGTGAAGTGCAGTAACTGCGGGCGCGGGATGCGAGAGCCAGCGGGCTACGTTTCCGGCGCTCCTGTGGGGCCTACGTGCCTTGCGAATCTCGTGGGCAGGGCAGAGGTGCGGCGCAGTCGGAAAACGGCTGTAGTCGCGGTGGATCAACCTGATTTATTTGGAGACGAAGATGGAAGACAGAGAACTGTTAGAGATGGCGGCTAAGGCTGCGGGGATTGAGTGGTGCGCGTATTACCCAGACAAGGTTTCCCATTGCGACCTTTGTTTGCAACCGTCCGGACGCCTGTGGAACCCGCTGACGGGTGACGGCGATGCGCTGCGGCTGGCAGTGAAGTTGCGTATCAATCTGCATGTCTGCGAATCCGACGCAATGACAACCGCATATGCGGAAGGTGCCATTCAAGGCGCATCCGTCGATTTCATGGACGACCCATACGCCGCAACCCGACGCGCCATCGTCCGCGCAGCAGCAGAGATTGGAAAGGCTATGCCATGACACAAACCCAGCGTATCGGCAAGCTCCTGCAGCGCAAGCGAGGAGCGACATCGATGGAAATCATAGCCTGCGGGCCGACTGTAAGCCCGCATAGGCGCTTGGCCGACCTGAAGTCTCAGGGTTGGATCATCACCCGCGTGAAAGTGCCTGGGGAGCGATACGGGCGGTATCACGGACAGCCGCCGGAGTCGTGCTACTTCACGGCAATGGGACAAGCGCATGCGCGAAAACTGCGGTAAACTTTAGCATGAACCCGGCTAGGTGTGGATTGATCCCCGCACTGAAAAGCGAACCCGACGCCTGCCGTAAGTTCTTTTCGGGAGCATCGGACGGCTATGAACTATTACGAACGCCACATCGGCGACTACCTGAAAGACACGGCGCACCTGTCTTTGCTTGAGCATGGCGTGTACGGCCGCCTGCTGGATGTCTACTACACCCGCGAAGGCCCGCTGCCTGTCAATCAGGTTGATCGGCTGATAGGAGTGCGCAGCAGAAGCGAACACGATGCGCTTAATGTCGTGCTGGACGAGTTCTTTACTGTGGACGGCGATGTTTTGCGCCATCCAAGGTGTGAACGCGAGATAGCCCGTTATCAGGACAAGCAAGAGAAAGCAAAACGCAGTGCGAATGCACGCTGGGAAAACAAAACGCAGCATACCGAACGCAATGCGAACGCAATGCGAACGCATAGCGAAGGCAATGCTCTCCAGACACCAGTAACCAGACACCAGACACCAGATAAGAATACAACGCCTGACGGCGTGTCGGATTCCGTTTGGCAAGACTTCAAAACCTTGAGGGCAAAACTCCGCGCACCGATAACCGCGACATCAATGGCGGGGATCGTGCGGGAAGCGGAGAAGGCCGGGGTTACGCTGGAAGTGGCCCTGCGGACATGCTGCGAGCGCGGATGGCGGGGCTTCAAGGCGGATTGGATGGTAGATAAGGGTTTGACAGTAGCAGCGGTTACCGTACCATCTCGGATGGGCGTTGACCCTGCGATAGCAAAGGCTATTGCGGACGCTAGAAACGCAGTGCCTCCGAGTGAATCTGTGCGGGCAAAGCTCGCAGAACTGAGGACAAGAGCATGACAAGAGCAGAAGCCCGCGTAATCCTCGACTGCCTACGGGCTGGCGATGACTTCCCGCCTGAGGTGATTGAGCTTGCCCTGGTGCTGACGGGCGACATCGCTCCGACGAACTGGAGGATGGCATGATGATCTTGCCAAACAGCACCCTAGAGCAGCGCATCGCACAGCGCATCCAAGAGCGCCGCGACCAGGGCCACGCAGAGCATGCGGAGGCACTCAGGCGGCAGTTTTGGGCGATTCTGGGGCAGTTCTATCGGGGGGTGCAGTGAATGAGTTGGCACTTTTCGCAGGCGCTGGCGGGGGAATACTTGCGGGCAAGTTGCTTGGATGGCGGGCAGTCTGTGCCGTTGAGCGCAACCCTTATCGACGGGGCGTTTTATTGCGAAGGCAAAACGAGCAAGCAATCCCCGCTTTCCCGGTTTGGGATGACGTTTGCACCTTTGACGGGCGACCGTGGCGCGGAATTGTTGATGTCATATCTGGCGGCTTTCCCTGTCAAGCCTATTCCTCGGCAGCTTCAGGCAAAAACAATGCAGACGATCTCTGGCCGGAAATGCGGCGAATCGTGGCAGATGTCGCTCCCCGGAACGTATTTGCCGAAAACGTCTCCCGGCGAGCAATTGACGCAGCGGCCGACGACCTTGAGCAGATGGGTTACAAAACCCGCGCAATTTCCCTTAGCGCGTCAGACTTGGGTGGCGACCACATACGGGAGCGGTTTTGGCTTCGTGCATACACCGACAGCGACGGCGAACTATGCAGCCCCATCAATGCAGAAGCACCAAGTCTGCAGGAATTTCGTTCGGGCGTTTGGCAGGCCAAGCTCGAGGAACCACGAATATCTGATGAACTGGCCGCAGGGATGGAGCGGCTTAGAGCCACTGGAGATGGGCAAATTCCGCTTGTGGCTGCAACAGCATGGCGACTGCTCGGAGGCCCCTGAATGAACGCCCGCGCAAAAGGCCGCAGAGGCCAGCAATAGGCACGCGCATGAGAGCCGCAAAGATAGACGCCAATCAGCCGGAAATAGTCGATGCCCTGCGCTCTGTCGGCTGCACGGTGCAATCTCTGGCAAGCATCGGCAAGGGCTGTCCTGACTTGCTGGTGGCGAAGGACGGCAAGACATGGACGATTGAGGTGAAGGGGCCAAAAGGAACGCTGACGCCCGATCAAGTCGAGTGGATCAACAATTGGCGCGGCCCGGTTCACATTGTTCGCTCGGTGGATGAAGCGCTGCAACTGGTGGGGGAAGCATGAAACGTGATTGCGACACCTTAGACGACCTCCTGATTGCATGGCACCAGTGGGCAAAAGGCTACCAGTACGTCGGGGACATCGCTAGTTCACCCATGTTCAACCAAGCCAAAAGCCCGCGAGGTTGGGACGCCGTGCAGGACATCGTAGACCACGAAATAGACGCCCCGCGCATGGTTGCCGTCAATTTCCACATCTTCGAGCTTCCATCTGTCCAATGCACCGCCATCCAGATCAACGCCCGAAACCTCGCCACGGGTAAAGCAGTCTGGAACAGCGCACGGCTACCGGCAGACGTAGAGCAGCGGCAGATCATCCTGCGGGACGCGAGAAACGCATTGCAGGCTAGATTGATGGGGGCTTGCATTCTTTGAGAATTTCTGGCATCATCGCCGACAGGTGGGCAAGTGCGCCCAAAAATTTCTCCTGGTGTGTTGCACCTTGCCCGATTCGTTCGGGCTTTTTTATTTGGGCTAACTGCTGGGCAACCCCAGCGAGAGGCAAAACATGCAATCCCCGAAAAATACGGGCAAATTCGGCAAAGGAAACCCCGGCAAACCAAAGGGCGCAGTTCAAAAGAACACCAAAGAACTGAAGGACATGATCCTGACGGCTTTGAGCAACGCCGGAGGGGTGGACTACCTTGAGCGGCGTGCAAACGATCCTAAGACCGCTGCGGCGTTCCTGTCGCTGGTCGGCAAAGTGCTGCCCATGACCATCGCAGGCACTGGCGATAACGGCGCTCTCATCGTTGAGATAACCCGCTTTGGGCCGGATAAAGCTCCCTAACGGGTGGGTGCCGCGCCCGTACCAGCTACCCGCATGGACATACCTAGAGCAAGGCGGCAAGCACGCTGAACTGGTGTGGCATCGCCGCTCGGGTAAGGACGAGATAGCCTTGCACCGTGCGGCCTGCGCTGCCTTTGAGCGCACTGCAGGCTATTGGCACATGCTGCCAGAGTATGCGCAGGCCCGTAAAGCCATCTGGGACGCCGTAAGCCCCCACAGCGGCAAGAAACGGATTGACGAGGCATTTCCGCATGAGTTGCGCAAGACTACGCGCAATCAGGAAATGATGATCGAGTTCAAGAACGGCTCGACATGGCAGGTAGTGGGGTCGGACAACTTCAATAGTCTGGTCGGCTCAACGCCTGCGGGAATTGTCTATTCCGAGTGGGCACTGGCAAATCCAGAGGCGCGGGGTTACCTTCGGCCAATCGTTGCGGAAAACAACGGATGGCAGATGTTCATCACTACGCCACGGGGGCGCAATCACGCGCACCGAACCCTGATGGCGGCAATGAAGTCGCCGGATGCGTTCGGTCAGATTCTGTCAGCAGAAGAAACCAGCGTATTCAGTTCGGCGCAGTTGGATGCTGAAAAGCAAGCCTACATCGAAGAGTACGGCGAGGAAATCGGCTTAGCGAAGTTTGAGCAGGAATACCTGTGCAGCTTTGAGGCGGCAAACCTCGGGGCCATTCTTGCGCGGCAGATCGGACAGCTTGAGAAGGCGGGCCGCATTGGTTCGCATGTTGAGTTTGACCCGCTGGGCGCTCCGCTGCAGATCAGTTCGGACATTGGCCGCGCAGACAGTTCTACGTGGTGGTTCTGGCAACCCAAGGTGGGCGGGTACTCCGTTATCGACTACGCGGGCGGGTTCGGCATTGATGCAGACGCATGGTGCGACAAACTGGAAGAGAAGTTAGCCGGGTACAGGCTAGAGGGCGGTAAGTCGGCACTCGGGAAGATTTGGCTACCCCATGACGCAAGGGCCAAGACCTTTGCAGCAAAGCACAGCGCAGTCGAGATATTCGCCAAGCGGTTCGGAAATGACCGGGTGCAGATCACGCCTGACAGCAAGAAGAAAGACCGCGTAAACGCTGCGCGGGTGCTGATTCGGCGCGTGGAGTTCTCCGACAAGTGCGAGAGGGGCCTAGAGGGCTTGAGGGCTTGGGCCTATGAGTGGGACGCCGAGCGCAAGATTTTTAGCCTAGAGCCTAAGCACGATTGGGCATCGCACGATGGCGACGGCTTCAGCTACGGGGCAATCATTATGAATATGGTTCAGCCTCCAGCAGAAGAGCCGGAATTGATATGGGCAGCGCGAGGCTTGCCCGACGGAACGATCAGAACCGCAACGCTTGACCAACTATGGCAGCGCAGCAAGAAACAGGAAAGGATATAGCATGGCAGGCATTGCACACGAGGCATACAGCGCAGTCCCCCTGGCCGCATCTGGCTTGGCCAAGTCCGGCGCTGGTGTGCTTGGCGGCATTCTGGTCGGCACTTCGACTTCGCTGACCATCAAGGTATGGGACAGCCTGACGGCCACGGGCACGGTCATTGTTGAGACGACTGCGGCACTGACGGCAGGGCAGTTTCTCCGAATCCCTGCGGCGTTTGCGACAGGGTGTTTCGTGACTATCGGCGGCACTGGCACTGTCACGGTGTTTGTCGGGTAATGGACGAGAAAGAGATTGACCGGGGCGGGTTGGCTCGCCGCTGGTCAACTGACCTTGAGTTAGCGAAGAAGACCGACAAGGACTTTCTCGCTGCCGGACGGAAGATCGTCAAGCGGTATCGGGATGAGCGCGGGCTGTCTGATAGCGCCCGCAAGTACAACATACTCTGGTCAAACGTCCAAACGCTCGCCCCTGCGGTGTACTCCAAGCGCCCCAAGGCAGAGGTATCGCGTAGGTTCAAGGATGCTGACCCTGTTGGACGGTGCGCAAGCGAAGTGCTGGAGCGAGCGCTTCAGTTTGAGATCGACCACTATTCGGACTTCGACTCTGCGCTGAGAAACACGGTGCTAGACAGGCTGTTGCCGGGGCGTGGCGTGGCGTGGCTTCGCTTTGAGCCTGCCGAGG